ACTTCCAATCGTTTGCGGGGTGAAAGTGTGATAACCTCTGTTATAACCTCAACTAAAGTTCATTATGGGATCACGCGGACCACTAGCTAAAGAAAAGAAATCGGGATTAAAGCTCCCACCGGGATACGCGGAGCCGCCGGCGCATCTCGACGACGCAGGCAGGGCCGAGTACCTCCGCGCGGCGGTGCTTTTGGGCGAGCACTGCACGCACGCAGATATGGCCATGCTGGCGGTCTACGCAAACGCATGGAGTGACGTGACCCGGATGGAGCAGGCCGCGCGCGGCAACGAGGTCGTGCAGGGGCCGCAGGGCCCGGTGGTCAATCCGCTCCTCAAGGCGATCACGCTGAAGAAACGCGAGATGCTTCAGGCCATGTCGAAGCTGGGCTTCTCCCCCGTGGACCGGGCGCGCGTACCGCCGGGCGAGCCGAAGGCGATCGAGGACGCCTTCGCCAAGTTCATCAAGTGACGGCCGATCCGGTCACGGCATACGCATTACACGTCACATCCGGCGCGCGCGTCGGGTGCGAGTGGGAGCGGCGCGCCTGCGAGCGTCACCTCGAGGACATCGCCGCCGAGACGTACTACTTCGACCGTGACGCAGCCGCCGCAGCCATCGCGCTATTCCCCCAGTTCCGCCACTACAAGGGACTTCACGCCGGGCAGCCGTTCATCCTGCACCCGTCACAGCAGTTCATCGTCGGCTCGATCTACGGCTGGCGGATGTCGCCGGGCGGGCCGCGCCGGTTCACCTCGGCCTACATCGAGATCCCGCGCAAGGCGGGAAAAACCACGATGGCCGCAGGCATCGGCGTTCTCGGCCTGCTCGAGGAGCGCGGGGCCGAGGTCTACTCCGTCGCGACGAAGGAGGACCAGGCGAAGCTCGCGTGGCGTGATGGGCGCGCGCTCATCCGGTCCTCGCCCGGCCTGTCCCGCCGGTTCGCATCGAGGATGAAGGAGATCCGCTGGGATGAGCGCGACGCGGTGTGGCGCCCGCTCGGCGCGGACAGCGAGACGCTGGACGGACTCAACCCGTCGCTCGCGATCATGGACGAGTTGCACGCGTGGACGAATCGCGACCTGTGGGACGTGATCGAGGACGGGATGGGCGCGCGTGCACAGCCGCTTATCTTCGCGATCACGACGGCGGGCAGTAACCACGAGGGCATCTGTGTGGAGCGGCGCAATCTGGTCTGCTCGATCTTGGAGAAGCGCATCGAGAACGACCGCGTGTTCGGGATCATATTCGCGGCCGACAAGGACGACGACCCGCACGACCCGGCGACGTGGAGGAAGGCGAACCCCACGCTGGGCGAGGCCAAGTCCGAGGAGTTCATGGCCGAGCAGAGCAAGCTAGCGCGGCAGACGCCGGGGAAGCTCAACACATTCCTGACGAAGCAACTCAACATCTGGGTGCAGCAGGAGGAGCGCTGGCTGGATCTCGACGCCTGGGACCGGTGCAAGGGCGACGACCCGGCGCCGGATCTGGCCGGGATGGAGTGCTCCGCGGCGGGGCTGGATCTGTCATCCACCACCGACCTGACGGCGCTCGTCCGCCTCTTCCGCCGGCCGGGCCTGCCCGCGCTCGTCGTGCCCACGTTCTGGATGCCCGAGGACACCCTGCGCGCGGCCGTGCGGCGGGACCGTGTGCCCTACGACACATGGGCGCGACAGGGGCATATCATCGCGACGCCGGGCAACGTGGTGGATTACGATTTCGTGCGGGCGGAGATGCGCCGGATGCACGAGGCAAATCCGTTCAAGGGCGTCTTCTTCGACCGGTGGAACGCGACCCAGATCACGACCCAGCTTCTCGCGGACGGCGTGCCGATGGCCGGGTGCGGACAGGGCTACGCTACCATGTCGCCGGCCGCGAAGGAGCTTGAGCGGCGGATCATGCAGCGGTCCATCGACCACCTCGGCAATCCGGTCCTGCGCTGGATGGCCGGCAACGTGGCGCTGGAGCGCGACGCCGCCGGAAACATCAAGCCATCGAAGAAGAAATCCCGGCACCGCATCGACGGGATTGCGGCCGCGTGCATGGCCGTGGCGTTCGACATGACGCAGGCGGATGCAGTGGCCCCCGCCGTCTCCTTTTCCCTCCTATGACGCACCCCGAACCCTACCTGTACCCGAAGGAGTTGGCGCACGAGCTGCACGTGCAGCGCGGGCTGGAGATGAAGGTAGACCGGATCTATGCGATCCGGCTCCGGTCGGAGGCGATGCGGGACGGGACATTCCTCGACGGGCGGGCCACCGTATCCGGCCTGATGGAGTGGCTGCGCGAGCACCCTGATTTTGTGCAGCGACCCGCCGCAGTCCGGTCCTGTCGGCGCGTGTCCGTGTCCGTCCTGTAAGGTCCGGTTCGCTACGATAGACATTGCCGCGCCCAGTCCTTGGCTGGTGGTGTGGCCAGTACTGCGCTTGACCTCCTCGCGTCAGATACCCGACGCACTCAGCGGGTAATAGAAGCCCGCGCTCACCCATCGAGTCTCAGCGAGAATTGGTCACTCCTTTTCGGCGGCGGTACGTCCTCGGCCGGGATATCGGTTACGCCGGAATCCTCGCTCCGCACGTCGGCCGTTCTGGCCTGCGTGAATGTGATCGCGGGCACGGTCGGCACCATCCCGCTGCACGTCTACCGGCGCACGCGGGACGGCGGCCGGGAGCGGGCTGTTGATCATCCGCTCTACGGGCTCCTTCACGACGCGCCGAACGACCTCCTGACTTCCTGCGAGTGGCGCGAGATGTCGCAGGCCCACCTGTGCCTGCGGGGCAACGCCTACGCCGAGGTTGTGCGGGACGGCGCCGGCCGGGTGGTCGCGCTGCGTCCGGTCCATCCCGACCGGGTTTCGATCTTCAAGCGCGCGGGCGGCGTGGTCTATTCGGTGCAGGCAGAGGAGGGCGGGCAGACGACCTACGGGCTGGACGACCTGCTCCACGTTCGCGGCTTCGGGCCTGATGGCGTGCTCGGGTATTCGCCCATCACGCTCGCCCGCAATGCGATCGGGCTTGCCGTCGCGACCGAGAATCACGGCGCGAAGTTCTTCGCGAACGGCGCCAAGCCGAGTGGAGTTTTGGAGACGCCGACGGGACTGACCGACGCGCAGTTGAAGACGCTCCGCGAGCATTGGGAGAAGATGCATGGGGGCGCGGAGAACGCAGGGAAAATGGCGATCCTCAACGGCGGAATGAAGTACGCCGGCGTCTCCATCTCCAACGACGACGCGCAGTTTCTGGAGACGCGCAAGTTCCAGATTCCAGAGATCGCCCGGATCTTCCGCGTCCCGCTGCACAAGATCCAGGACATGTCGGGCGCGACGTTCTCGAACATCGAGCATCAGGCGATCGAGTTCGTCACCGACTGTATCAGGCCGTGGGCCGTGCGCTGGGAACAGCGGCTGAATCGCACGCTTCTGACTGCGGCCGAGCGGCGCGAGTACTTCATCGAGTTCAGCCTGGATGCGCTGATGCGCGGCGACACCGTGTCGCGGTACAACTCCTACCGGGTGGCGCGTGAGGGCGGGTGGCTCTCGTCCAACGAGATCCGCGACCTCGAGAACATGAACCGGATCGACGGTGGGGATACGTACCTTCAGCCGCTCAATTACACGGAGTTGGGGAACTTCAACGCGCCCAAGACGAATCCGGCGCCCGCGAATCAATGAACATCGAACGACGCGCAAACGAGGGGATCAAGCTGCGGATGACGGACGGCGCGGCGCCGGTCCTCACGGGTTACGCGGCGGTGTTCGGCAAGCGCTCGCTGGACCTCGGCGGCTTCGTCGAGGTGATCCGCAAGGGCGCCTTCTCCCGCTCGCTCTCGGATGGCGCGGACGTTCTCGCCCTCGCCCACCACGACCCGACCCGCCCGCTCGCGCGCCGGTCTGCCGGCACGTTGACGCTGACCGAGGACGACACAGGACTGCGCGTTGACATCACCCTAGGCGACACGTCCACGGCCCGCGACGTTCTGGCCGACATCAAGGCGCGTAACATCCTCGGGATGTCGTTCGGCTTTGCGACGCGAGAGGACAAGTGGACCCGCGGAACGAACACCGACCCGACGCTGCGCGAGCTGCTCGATGTGGATCTGTTCGAGGTCTCGCCGGTCACGTGGCCGGCGTACCCGGATACGACCGTCGCGGCGCGGGCACTCACCGCGCTGGCGTCGGCGGCGCGCGCGGAGGTGCCGCCCGAGATCGCGCGCAAAACGGCGAAGCGCGCCAACGACGTATACCTGCGCCTCTTCTCTTTGCCGCTGTAACGGCGGCGTAATCCAAAACCAAACACAAAGGATCAACCGTGCATAACGTCGTTGAGATGAAGCAGAAGCGCGCCGCCCTCATCGGCGAAGTGCGCAAGATTCAGGAAGCCGCCGCCGGCGGTCTCCTTTCCGTTGATGATATTGCCAAGTGCGAGAAGCTCGAGCAGGAGGCGGACGTTCTCGACCGCAACGCGAAGCTGGCTGAGCGCCAGGCTGAGCGCGAGAAGGAGTTGACCGTCGCGCAGGGCCAGCGCATCGTCGGGGCCGAGAGCGCCGACGAGCAGAACAAGCGCCACGCCGATTCGTTCCGCAACTTCCTGAAGACCGGCGAGCGCCGCGACCTTTCCGCGGATACGGCCGGCGAGGGCGGCAACATCGTCGCTCCGCAGCAGTTCGTCTCCGAAGTGCTGAAGAAGCTCGACGACATCGTGCACATCCGCGCGCTGGCGACGAAGTACACCCTCGGCACGTTCGCCAACCTGGGCGTCCCGACGATCACGGCCGATCCGGCCGATGCCGACTGGACGACCGAAGTCGCGTCCGTGGGCATCGACAGCACGATGGCGTTTGGCAAGCGCACGATGGCGCCTTCGATGCTGACCAAGGGCATCAAGGTCTCGCTGAAGCTCCTCGAGGTCGCGACCATCCCGGCCGACCAGATCGTGGCCGAGCGCATGGCGTACAAGTTCGCGATCGCGCAGGAGAAAGCCTTCCTCACCGGCGACGGCAGCAACAAGCCGCTCGGCCTGTTCACCGCCTCGGCCAACGGCATCCCGACCGGGCGCGACGTTGCGACGGGCAACACCTCGACGGCGATCACGTTCGACGGACTGAGCGAGGCGCTCATGTCGGTCAAGCAGCAGTACCGCCGGAACGGCCGCTGGCTGTTCCACCGCGATGCGGTCAAGATGCTCCGCAAGATCAAGACCGGCATCTCGGGCGACACGACCTACGTGTGGCAGCCGAGCGTTGCCGCCGGCCAGCCCGACACGGTGCTGGGGTATCCGGTCCTTGAGTCCGAGTACGTGCCCAACACGTTCACCTCGGGCCTGTACGTCGGCCTGTTCGGCGACTTCAGCAAGTATTGGATCGTTGACCAACTCCCCTTCACGATGCAGCGGCTCGTCGAGTTGTACGCCGGCACGAACCAGGTCGGCTTCATCGGTCGCCTCTCGAGCGACGGAGCGCCTGTCGATGACCTCGCCTTCGCCCGCGTGAAGCTCGGCTAACCGGAGGACTGGCAATGACCCAGCTCATCCACGACTCCAAGATCGTCCCCTGTGTGACGATCACCGCAGGCGCGGCCGGAACCACCGCGATCACCGGAAGCACGATCGACTTCGCCGGATACAAGGGCGGGCTCATCATCGTGCAGACCGGGGCGATCGTCACCGGCGCCGCAACCTCGATCAAGTTCGAGCACTCGGACAACTCGGACATGTCGAGTTCGGCCGACGTTGCCGGCACAGCGCAGACCATCGCGGACGACGACGATAACGAGGTATTCTACATCGACGTTTCCCGTCCGCAAAAGCGCTACGGCCGACTGCTCGTTTCGCGCGCCACCCAGAACGCCACGGTCTCCGCCGTCGCGGTCCTCTACGGCTCGACCGTTGCGCCTGTCACGCAGGCCACGGGCGTCACCGGCGAGACCCACGTGGGCAAGGCCGCGGGCACCGCCTAACCCCTAGCGTCTAGCCAACCCGAATCCGCGCCGTGATTCGTGTCCTGACACGCCTGACGGAGACAGCCGCCGAGGACCAGCTCCTCGCCGGCTTCCTCGACTACGCGAGGATCACGAATGCCGCGTCCATCCCGGACGCCACGGCGCGGCTTCGCAGCGCGATTGCCCGGTTTCAGTCGATGACGGGCCGCGCGCTGCTCACGCAGACCTATCGACTGACGCTAGACCAGTGGCCCGTCTCCGGTTCGATCGAACTGGGGCGGGCGCCGGTCTCGGCGGTTTCGTCCATCACGTACCTGGATACGGCCGACGATACCCAGACCGTGACGGCATCGCACTACGCACTTCTGCAGGGCGAGGACACACCCGGGCAGGTCTACCTGCGGGATGCGTTCGACTGGCCGAGCCTGTCCGATTCGCCCGCGGCCGTGATCGTCGCGTACACCGCCGGGCACACATCGGCCGACCTGCTCCCGGCGCACTGGGTCACGGCCATCTACGCCATCGCGGCCGGCGAGGACAGCATCCGCACGCCGGGCATCAGCGGCACCATCTACACACAGGTCACGGGAGGCGCGGCTGACCTGATCGCGCAGTGCCGCATCGGAGGCTTCATCGGATGACGACGCCGACGCTCAACGACTTTGCCTTCGTCCCCCAGGGCGCCTCCTTCAGCCGCACGTATTCGTCGGTCCTCGACGAAACCGGCGCGACCGTCACCGACTTCACCGGCTGGACATTCGCCGGCGCGATCAAGACGGCCATCAGCGACGCCGACAACGCCGCGCTGATCACGATCGCGGACGGCTCGTTCACGCGCGGTACAGGCGAGGTCGGCTTCATCCTGACCCCGGCGACGATGGCCGCTTTGACCGTCGGCCCGGTCTACCATTTCGCCGTCAAGGCGCAGTCGCCGAACGGCTTTGTCGATACGATCGACGAGTTGCGCATCCAGATTACCCGTACCGCAAGGCAAGCAATCTAACCCAGTACCACCATGGCCATCACCGCCGCAGTCTGCAATTCGTACAAGCAGGAGATCCTGCAAGGCGTCCACGAGGCCGCCGATACGTACAAGATCGCGCTCTACACGAGCGCCGCGACCCTCTCCTCTGCGACCACCGCCTATACGGCGACGAGCGAGGTCTCCAACTCAGGCACGAACTACACGACCGGCGGCGCGACTTTGAGCGGCTTCGCGGTCACGCTGGACGGCAGCACGGCGATCTTGGACTTCGCCGATGCGACGTGGGCCAACGCCAGCTTCACGGCGAGGGGCGCACTCATCTACAACAGCACGCAGAGCAACAAGGCTGTCGCTGTGCTCGACTTCGGCAGCGACATCACCGCCACCGCCGCGACCTTCACGGTCACGATGCCGGCGGCTGCGGCTGCGACCGGCCTTATCCGCGTCGCCTAACGCTGTGCGAGCCACGGGCAGAACGAACCGGATCACCGTCGAGGGGAGGCAAAATCGCCTCTCCGCGGTCGGCTCGTTTCTGGCCCTCATCATCGCGGGCACGGTCGGGGGCGTGGGCGTCACAGCCTACGTCGGCCAGGTGGTCGCAACCGGTGCGGCGACAGTGCAGGTCGCGGGTGTCTCGGCCGCCTCGAGCGTCGGCCAGCCCGTCGCCAGCGTGGCCGGCTTGGGTGCAGCCAATCCCGCCGGCGTCTCGGCTTCTGCCGCCCTCGGCTCAGTCACCGCGACCGGCGCCGGGACAGGCTCGCCCACCGGCGTCTCGGGCACGGCTGGCGTGGGCAGTCCTGTGGGCACCGGCGCTGCTTCGGTCACGGCCACGGGCGTATCCGCTTCGTCCGCGATCGGCACGGCGACGGCCACGGCAGGCGGGGCCGGGACTGCGGCGCCTGCGGGCGTCTCGGCTGCGGCGGCTCTGGGCACTGCAATCGCGACTGGCGCGGGCACTGCGGCGCCGTCCGGCGTCTCCACCTCGTCGTCAATCGGCACCACCGCCGCCACGGGCGCGGGCACGGTGGCTGCGGCTGGCGTATCCGCTGCGGCGTCGCTCGGGACTGTCACGGCGACGGGCGGCGGGGCGACGGCAGACCGGCTCCTGCTCGAAACCGGCGACCTCCTGCTCCTCGAAGACGGCACCTCGAAACTCCTTCTGGAATAGTCATGGCCGACACGAAACTTTCAGCACTCACGGCGGCAACGGACCTCACCTCGGTCAACCTGTACGGGGAGCAGTCGGCTACGTCGAAGAAGATCCCTGCGAGCCTGTTTACGGCCGGCACGAAAACCTACGCCGTCTTCACCGCGCTGGACGGCAACCCGCCCGCGAGCGACTTCGCAACGTTCGACACGAAGAACAGCATCCCGGTGCTGACGTTCTCCGCTACGGCGACGAACCGCACCTTCTTCACCGGCAAGCTGCCAGAGGCGGCAGTCGTATCCAGCGGGCTCAAGGTCTTCCTGCACTGGATCGCATCCGGCGCGACGAGCGGCAACGCAATCTGGAATATCGAGTGGGAGAAGTCCACGGGGCAGGACCTGGACTCGGACGGATGGGATGCAACGGTCACGTCGGCAACCGCAGCCTGTTCGGCAACGGACGGCGCGATGGCGGCGACGGAGATCACCTGTACCAACATCGACTCTGTCGTCGCGGGCGACGTGTTCCGGGTGCGCGTGTCGCGCCTCGGTGCGGACGCATCTGATACACTGACGCAACCGGCGCAGCTGGTGCTGGTCGAAGTGAGGGGGGCGGCTTGATATGGCGTACTCGTTCAACGGGACTACGCAGTACCTGCTGGAGAGCGCAGCGCCGACCACCAGCACGCCTGTGACGCTGGCCGGATGGTTCAAGAAGACCTCCGCATCCGTCGCCGGGACGTGCATCGCGATTTGCAACGGCAGCAACGACGGCAACTGGAGGCGCACGTCGATGACCGGCAGCGCAAAGGTCAACTGCGACGTGAACTCCAACTACTACGCCATCGAGGCGACGGGCACATACTCGGCAGGCGCGTGGGTCCATGTGTGCGGCGTCATCACCTCGTCGTCGTCGCGGACGGCATACCGTGACGGCGGAAACTCCGCGACTGGATCTGGGACCGAGGGGACGCTGACCCTCACCCGCTGCTCGATTGGCGTCCTCGCCCGCCCGTCAATCGTCGAGTACTTCGACGGCGACATCGCGGAATGCGGCATCTGGAACGTCGCGCTGACGGCGGATGAGGTCGCCGCACTGGGCAAGGGTTTTTCGCCTCGCCGCATCCGCCCACAGTCGCTCATCCGATACATCCCCCTTGTGCGCGACGTTCGGGAGTTGCGCAACGCGGTCACGATCTCGCCGCAGAACTCCCCCACCGCAGGAGCCGCTCACCCCCGCACCTACCGCTGACCTATGCCCTTCCGCAAACACATCTCCACCGGCGAAGTCCGCGACATCGACCAAGCCATCCTCGACGGCTGGGAGGCGGCGTCGAATCCGAAGCTCCAAGTCTGGGAGGCTTACACGCCGCCGGAGCCGGAGCCAGTGGAGGAGCCGTATCCACTTGAGGTGGGCTCGTTCCAGATCCGCGCCGCGCTCGTCGCCCGTGGGTGGGTCACGATCACAAATCCTGACGACCCCGACGCCGACCTCGACACGTGGGCGCTGAACCTCATCAACACCTACATCTCCGACCCGCAGCAGCGCATGGTCGCCCGGATGGGCTGGCGAAACGCGAGCGGGTACAAGTTCCACAACGAGTTCATCGTCCTAATCTGCGCCGCCCTCGGCAAGACCAAGGAGGACCGCAAGGACCTATTCCGCACCGCTGATACGTTCTGACCCCGATGCACTGCTACCTCACGAAGGTTCACGGCGGGCGCTACCTCCTCACGAGGCTGGCACCCATCGTGCGCACGATCCGGGGGACGCAGACGCTGGATGCATTCAGCCAACCCGGCGAACCGCTGGACGTGCGCCACCTGTGCGAGCCGGGAGTCGTCGCGATGCTGGGCCACACGCTGGAGCCGTTGATGCCGACCAAGATCAAGCTGAGTGCTGTCGTCTGCCACGACGGCAACACGATCTGCCCTGCGGACGCGCCGTGCGAGTGCAGGGCGAAACTTGAGGCTGCGCTGAACCAACCATGACCCTCCACGACGCACCAGACGAATCACCGCTAGCCTTCCCTCCGCGTGACTGGATCGCCATTCGCACGAACACCGCCGACGTGCGCGGGCCGTATTCGTTCCGCGATGCGCGGTACTTCACGGGACCCGAATGGAAGTGGGCCAAGGTGGAGGAGGTCTGGGCAAAGCTGATGCGGCCGGATGCGGACCAACAGACCGACCAGTTGCGGAAACTCCAAGAGGCGCTCGCGGCAAAGCAAGCCGTCATCGACCGCATCCACGAGTGGAGCGCGACCAATCGAACATGATCTACCTACTCGAGTTCCTCCTGTTCTGCTTCGGGATCTTCGTCGGCTTCTACCTGCTCGGGCAGCGGGCGAAGTGGAAGCGCGTGATCCCGACCGGCGACCGTGGACCAAACGCGGATGCGGTCTACAACTGCATCGAGATCGAGAAGGAGCGTTACGCATTCACGGATGAGCAACTCGACGTTGCCTCGGAGCGGGCGTCGAAGGTGTGGCCCTGACATGGACATGAACGACGACGTCCTCAAGATGCTGCTCGCCGCGATTGAGCAACTGAACGCCAAGCTGGAGCAGCTTCGCGCCGAGGTGGCACAGCAGAACCTCGCCGTCGTGAGGCTGGAGGAGCAGGTGAAGCTGCGCCAGTGCCCTGACCCCGGCGCGTGCCTCGCGCTGGC